GATTCATTCAGAACTCTCCCCGAACTATTACCTGTATCTATACCCACATACTCGAGAAATTGTACAATTTCACGTATATTATCGGTATCTTCTTTCATGATGTCCAGAATCCCTGGGCGTTTTAATTTTACAACAACTTTTTGACCGTTTTGGAGTACGGCCATATGGACTTGGCCGATACTCGCGGATTTAAATGGTACAGGGTCAAATTCTCTGAAAATATCATAATTTACAATGGTATCGAATTCCACGGGAGGAACGTTATCTTGAAGTGATTCCAGTTCTTTTGTAAATTCCGGTGGATAGAGGTCTCCCCTCGTCGAAGCGATCTGACCTAATTTTACAAATGTCGGGCCGAGTTCCAGGAGTTCCTCTTTCGTCCATCGACCAAGTTCTGATTTATTTTGTATAGTGGCATTTTTCCATAGAAACTTACCGGCAAACTTCCACGTTTTCAACCTTCTACTAGGAACTTTGATTGATACGTATTGAGAAACACATAACATTCTACTTTCTGTAAAGTTTTTATTTCTTGGTATATTAAAATGAATTTTTTAAAACCATTAAGTGGTCCGATTGAAAAAATTCTCAAAGTACCCATCATTTTTACACTTTTCGTGATGTACCAGGGTTTATTTTCGCATAACGCGGTTGAAGTTCCGGAAAGAATGGAAAAACTTTTTCAATATGAAACATTTCGCCTTTTTTCATTAATTATAATTGCACTCGCAATTACACGTGATGTGGAATATGCGTTATTATCAACGTTACTATTCATCGTTAGTCTATATGCCATAAAGACACCAGAAGAACGAAAAAAAACTGGATTAATATGATGATAAATTATATCCCCTAATAGTAGAATGAAGATTCATATTGTGGGTGCCGGACCGACTGGTATGTCCCTAGCTTGGGAAATACTTAGATCGGGTGAACACGATGTAACAATTTACGATAGAAAACTTTCAGCCGGTGGTTCTTGGTGGGAACCAGACGGAGACGTGAGAGATCTACATGCGCACCGTATAGTTTTCGATCGCGCATTTGTCAATACCCAGAGTTTGTTTAGAGAAATGGGAATCAGGTGGAACGATATATTTGAACCAGTCAGTAAAGGTGTGTATAGTTTTGTCTTCAAGTCACTCAGTCTCAAAGATTACGGTGCCCTGACTTCACTATCTTTTAGGGTTCTAACCAAACCCGAACACTATAGGGGAGTCTCTCTAAAAGATGCTCTGGGTGATCTTTCAGAAAAGGGGGAAACTTTACTCGAACACCTCCCCCTGTTGATGGATGGTGTCAGGTGGGATGTCATGTCAGCCTACGAGTTTGTGAAAAGTTTTGACTACGTCGCCCTCTCTAAACAATACACCCAACGGGTCTCTGGGAAGGTCATGTGTGACGCGATGGAACAGGCAGTCCTCGATGCAGGTGCAAATTTTGTGTTTGGTAATGAACTCACGGACTTGGAGTACTTTGAGGATGGGTACAAGGCAACCTTTTCAGACGCGACTGTGGTCGAGGATGGCATGCTCTTCCTCTGTCTCGATAACAGTCCAGCCATAAAGTTGTTGAGTGACAATTGGGGACTTGATGGAGAAAAGAAGGTCCGAGAAAGTACCTACGGGTGTATCAATATCCTTCTAGACTTTGACGAACCAATCAAAATTAAAGATGAGGTGGAAATCATAACATCCACAAAACTCCGACTTCAACCAGTTGTCTTATCGGATGGGGTGACAGTGTCATGTATAATCACAGATATCAATGAAAATGTTATCAACACTCCACCAGAAGAATTAAAAACCCTCGTTTTGGAGGAATTGGATGTACCCACCCCCAAAGAAATTCGAATCGGTTGGGGTGCAGATTGGGACGGTGAGAAGTGGCAATTTTCTCAATCCTCGGGGGTTCTCAGTCTCCACGGACAGCTCCCCTTTTTTGGGAAATGCCCCAAAGTTGCCATGTGTGGTATGATGTCCCCGAGGAAGACACCCTATTCGAGCATCGAAGCCGCCGTTGAGGTATCAAGGTCCCTCAGTCACCAGGAATTTGGCACGAGGGAGCCTCTCCAACCCATCCTTCTGACACACATGATTTTATTGATCATTGTGGTACTTATAGTTTTAATTCTACTCTATCGTAACAGAAACCTATGAAGTTTGTAGCCTCAGTATATCAACCCATGTACGAATTTAACGGTAAAAGGTACATACGACTCAAAATTACACAGAAAAGTGCAGAGAGTATCGACCAAATTCATGTGAATAAGGCGCACCTCCTATTGAATAAAAACATAGACATTCCACTTATCGGTCAGGTGCTCACGGTGAAGGTTCCATTCCGTTATAGGAGAGTGATGTGTGAAGTCAAGGGGAGACCCCTACAATCTCTTATAAAAGGTGATGAAATCGATGTTGATGTACAGTTTAAGGGTGCTTGGAATGTCGGTGATTACTCTGGATTCTCTTGGTTACTCTCAAGTTCAACATACTCCGAAAGCGGGTGATATATCAACTCATTTAAAGTTTCTCATCTTTAAATCAGTATGCTCAGTAGAACTGGGTACCTCGTGAATGGAGGTCCCTTACAGGAAATTAAAAAGGAACTCACCGTAAGACCCATAGTTAATGGAGACTACGGATTTCCGCCACCACCTTTCAAGGTTTTTAAGACGACTAAAAATGGTATCTGTGTCCCGCGCTTCTATGGCGTCGAAAAAATTGGAAAACCCAAGGAGGATCGGCGACCCGAACCCACGAAGATCAAAACGAAATTTGCCGGAACCCTTCGAGATGCAACACACCAAAACGAAGCACTTGCTGCAGCTCTTAAAGCGGGTCATGGCGTTCTCTCACTCCCGTGTGGTTTCGGGAAGACCACCGTATCCCTGGCAATAGCATGTACGTTGGGCTATAGGACCATGATTGTAGTGCATAAACAGTTCCTAGCTGATCAGTGGAGAGAGAGGATTCAACAATTCTGTCCAGGTGCGACTATAGGAATAGTCCAACAGGATAAAAAGGAGGTTCATTGTGATTTTGTCATCGCGATGCTCCAGTCCCTCTCCCTAAAGGAGTATAGCTTTTCGGACTTTGAGAGTGTTGGGACCCTCATAGTAGATGAAGCACACCACATATGCGCCAAAGTTTTCAGCCAATCCCTCTTCAAAATGTGCCCAAAACACATCTTTGGCCTCTCTGCAACCCCCGAGAGAAAGGACGGTCTCACCAAGGTTCTTCACTGGTTCATGGGACCCACGTTTTTCGCTGTGGAGAGGAAAAATCAGGAACAGGTTGAGGTCTTCCCAGTGACCTACGAATGCTTCAACTATAGAAATCCACCACCCTCCATGAGGAACGGTAAAATCTCCATGCCCAACATGATCACAGAGTTGGTCGAAGACCGTCAGAGAAATAAGATGTTGGTGGAGCTCGTTAAAAAAGCCTCAGCTGGCACGAGGCAACTCCTCGTTTTGAGTGACCGGAGATTTCACTGTGAATTTCTTCATCAATGTTTTCCTAAAAGTTCCGGACTCTACATGGGTGGCATGAAGGAGAAGGACCTCCAAGAATCTTCCAAAAAGAAGATCATCTTCGCGACATTCAGTCAAGCCCACGAGGGCCTGGACATTCCAACCCTGGATACAGTCATTCTGGCTTCACCCAAATCGGACATCACCCAAAGTATTGGGCGTATAATGAGAGAAACGAAGGGGAAGAAGAACAACCCACACATATACGATGTCCATGATCCGTGGTCTATCTTCACAGCGATGTACTACAAGAGAATGAAGGTGTACCGCCAAGGTGGTTTTAAAATTCATGGGAAATTTACCGAAGAAAGGAAGAGTGACTTCCCTCAGGGAAAGTGTTTGTTTTTATAATCTGAACACTTATTAAATGTCTGGTGCATTGATACAACTCGTCTCCAAAGGAGTTCAAGACATGTATCTTACGAGCGACGAGGGGATGTCATTTTTTCGTACAAAATTCATGCGGCATACGAATTTTTCCCAAGCTCCCAAGTACATTAAAACTATTTCGGATAGTGATACTTCGATAATGATTCCAGTTTTGGGTGATGTCATCAATGGACTTTGGTTCGAGTCAGATAATGCTAGTAATGACAACATCGCCTCGAATCTCTTTTACAAATCCACCCTAGATCTTTTCATAGGTGGTCAAAAAATAGACTCCCAACACTTTGATTATTATAGCGAGATCTGGCCAAATTATTTGGCTGATACCTACAACAAGTCACAGGAACTTAACACCAAGGCTTCACTGTCCAATAAATTTTTTGTCCCCCTCCACTTTTTTTTCTGTGACCATAAAGCATTCTTACCCCTAGTCGCACTCCAAAATCACCAAGTTGAAATACGAATCAATTTTGACAAGGATACGATCGAATCCATTCCAGCATCTGAAAAGAAAGCCAATATGTACGGGAACTATATTTACCTTGATACAGAAGAGAGAGAATCACTTGTAAAGCGATCCTTAGATTTCGTTATCACACAAACACAGAGAGTAGAGTTTCCATTGAATAGTGTGACTGATAATACAACTGATTCCGGTGGTTACAATACACTTGATATTTCTTCCTTTAATCACCCGGTAAAGTCAATCTTCTTTGGATTTGGTGCTTCCCAAGTGAATGCAGTAGTGGATCGTTTTAGTTTTATGAATGCAGACCTGTACATCAACGGTACACCACTACTCGAAAACATGAGTCCCGTATATTTCCACACCGCACAAAACTATTACAAAACATCATACGGTAAGTCTTCTTTTAATACTGTCAGTCATTCACCAAACTACACCAGGTACTTTGCTTATCACTTTTGTATGAATGCATCTGACTACAATCCATCGGGGTCTTGTAACTTTAGTCGTCTGGACAACGCGAAACTTGTCATAAGAGGTGCTGAGGCCATCGATCGACCGTATGTGTATGTATATGCAGTTAATTACAATGTACTCAGGATCAAGGATGGTTTAGCCGGAATTTTATTCGGTAACTAATGTAAATGGCAGCACAAGCGGATGGAATTCTTGTAGTCGCTGGTCAAATTTTTGCAAGTAATTTGGATGCTACGCCCATAGAATCTAACGTAACGGTCTCTTCGAATCTCACCGTTGTTGGGAACGTTACGGCGACTTCATTTATCGGTGATGGTTCAAGTCTCACTGGAATTTCTGGTGGTGGTGGTGGGGGGTTCGACCCCGATGTGGATACGATCACTATAGGTCTCGACGCGGGTAAGGTCTCTCAGGGACAATTCGCCGTCGCTGTGGGGAACTCGGTGGGTCGGTTCAATCAGGGAACCTCCGCCACG